ATGTTTGACTTCTTACGAAAAACGACCGGCGCGGCCGAAGCGAAAGCCTCGGCGGTCGGGCCGTTGCTGGCCGGGCCGGTGTCGGGGCGGGCCACCGGCGTCGGGGTGGTGAACCGCGCAAGTTGGACTGCGCGCGATCCGGTCTCGTTGATGCGGGCGGGATTTCTGGGAAACCCGGTCGGGTTTCGCGTGGTGCGGCTGATTTCCGAGGCTGCTGCCGCTTTGCCGCTGGTGTTGCAAGACTGCGAGCGCCGGTTCGATGCGCATCCCGTGATGTCGTTGATCCGGCGGCCGAATCCGGTTCAGGGCAAGGCCGAGTTCCTGGAATCGGTCTATGCGCAGATTCTGCTGGCAGGAAATGCCTATGTCGAGGCGGTGAGTGCCGCGGGGGCCGCGGCCATGCCGGTCGAGTTGCATGTCCTGCGCGCCGATCGCATCCGCGTGGTGCCGGGTCCCGATGGCTGGCCTGCAGCCTATGACTACGCGGTGGGCGGGCGCAAGCATCGGTTTGTGATGGGGGCCGATGCCGAAGCGGCGCCGATCTGCCACATTCGCGCCTATCATCCTGCGGATGATCATTACGGCCTGTCGCCGATGGAGGCCGCCGCCACGGCGATGGATGTGCACAATGCGGCGAGCCGCTGGTCGAAGGCGCTTTTGGACAATGCGGCGCGGCCATCCGGCGCGATCGTGTTCAACGGAACCGACGGCCAGTCGCGGCTGAGCAACGACCAGTTCGAGCGCTTGCAGGCCGAGATGGAGAGCCATCACCAGGGCGCGCGCAATGCCGGGCGGCCGATGCTGCTGGAAGGCGGGCTGGACTGGAAGCCGATGGGCTTTTCGCCCTCGGACATGGAGTTTCACAAGACCAAGGAGGCCGCGGCGCGCGAGATTGCGCTGGCGTTTGGCGTGCCGCCGATGCTGCTGGGAATTCCGGGGGATGCGACCTATGCCAATTACCAGGAGGCCAATCGCGCGTTCTACCGGCTGACCGTCTTGCCGCTGGCGGCGCGGGTAACGGCGGCGCTGGGCCACTGGCTGTCGGCGCATGCCGGCGAGGCGCTGGATTTGAAACCCGATCTGGACCAGGTGCCGGCGCTGGCGACCGAGCGCGACCAGCAGTGGCGGCGTATCGCCGGGGCGGATTTTCTGAGCGATGCCGAAAAACGCCAGCTTCTGGGTTTGCCGCGGTTTCCGGAGACCGAATGAGCGTGCAGCGACGGGCCGCCGGGGGGTCGCGGTTCCTGTATGACAGCTTCGATCTGGCGCAGGAGCGGATCGCGGCGCAGGAGCGCGTGGCCGAGGAGCGCCGGGCAGGCCTTGATTATCGGCTGGGGCGGATCGAGGCGGCGCTGGAGCGGCTGGAACGGCGGCTTTGGCTGACGGTGTATGGCCTTGCTGCGGGGGTTCTGGCGCACGGCGCGCTGGCCCTGATTGCGGCACCGGGCTGAGAGGGAGGCGGGGGCTGCCGCCCCCCGGCCCTGACGGGCCGCCCCCCGCGCGTATTTGGGCAAGATGAAGGGGCAGGGCGCTGCATGGAGGGATCTCGAATGATGGGACTGGAGACCAAGTTTCTGGACGCGGGGCTGCGGGTGTCGGCGGATGCGGCGGTGGAGGGATATGCCTCGGTCTTCGGGCTGCGCGATCGCGGCGGCGATATCGTGATGCCGGGCGCCTATGCGGCCGCGCTGGAGCGGCTGGCGGCGACGGGAGGCCGGGTGCGGATGCTGTGGCAGCATGATCCGGCACAGCCAATCGGAACCTGGGACAGCGTGCACGAGGACGCGCATGGGCTGTTCGTCAAGGGCCGCTTGCTGGACACGGTCGCCAGGGGGCGCGAGGCGGCGGCGTTGATGGCGGCGGGCGCTGTGGACGGGTTGTCGATCGGCTATCGCACGGTGCGGGCCGAAAAGCTTGCTGGTGGCGGACGGCGGTTGCTGGAACTGGATCTGTGGGAGGTGTCGCTGGTGACCTTTCCGATGCTGTCGGCCGCGCGCATCGCGCGCAAGGCGGCCCTGCCGGACGCGCCGACACTGGCCATGCTGACACGCGGGATCGAGGCGGCGCGCGGCGCCTTGCGGGCGTGACGGAAGCGCGCTCGCGCCAACGGGACAATTTTGTGAGGATGGAACAATGAGCAACGAACATTTCGGCAGCGGCAAGGAGAACCCGGTGATGACGGGACCAGATGGCGAGATCGGCCATCTGTCAGCGGCCATCGATGGATTCGTGCGCGAGATCAAGACGTTCCGCGCAGACGTTACCACCAGTCTGAAACAACAGGACGAGCGATTGACCATGATGGACCGCATGTTTTCGACCAGGACCACCCGACCGGCCCTGTCCACCGGCGAGGCGCCCGACGGGCTGCATCTGAAGGCGTTCGACGCCTATCTGCGTTCTGGTGACGATGATGCCCTGCGCGGCCTGGTGCTGGAGGGCAAGGGCATGAACACCGCCGTCAGCGCCGAGGGCGGCTATCTGGTCGATCCGCAGACCAGCGAGCGCATCCAGGGGGTCTTGCTGGGGGCGGCCTCGATCCGGTCGATTGCCAGTGTCGTGCGGGTCGAGGCGGGCAGTTTCGATGTGCTGGTCGATCATGGCGAGATCGGATCGGGCTGGGCCGACGAGACCACCGACACGATCGGCACGGTTGCCCCGGTGATCGATCGCATCTCGATCAAGCTGCATGAATTGTCGGCGATGCCCAAGGCGAGCCAGCGCCTGCTGGAAGATAGCGCCTTTGATGTCGAGGGCTGGCTGGCCGAACGTATCGCCCAGAAATTCGCGCGCGCCGAGGCCGCGGCCTTCATCACCGGCGATGGCGCTGACAAGCCGCGCGGTTTCCTGGATCATGCGATCGAGCCCGATGCCTTGGCCGTCTGGGGCGAGCTGGGCTATATTCCCACGGGCGCGGCCGGCGATTTCGCGGCGATGCACCCGGCAAATGCGATCGTCGATCTGGTCTATGCGCTGGAAGCGGGCTATCGCGCCAATGCGGTGTTCGTGATGAACTCGAAGACCGCCGGCGCTGTGCGCAAGATGAAGGACAACGACGGCCGTTTCCTGTGGTCGGACGGCCTGGCGGCGGGCGAGCCCGCGCGGCTGATGGGCTATCCGGTGCTGATCGCCGAGGATATGCCCGACATCGCGGCCGACGCGCATGCCATTGCCTTTGGCGATTTCGGTGCCGGCTACACGATTGCCGAACGCCCTGACCTGCGGGTGCTGCGCGATCCGTTCAGCGCCAAGCCGCATGTGCTGTTCTATGCCACCAGGCGCGTCGGCGGCGATGTCACCGATTTCAAGGCGATCAAGCTGCTGAAATTCGCGGCGAGCTGAGGAATCCGGCCGGCACCTTGCGGGTGCCGGCCGGAGGTCGGCGCAGGCGCGCATGGCACGAAGCCGCCCTGCATCGTCCGGCTGCTCCTGTTCCTTGCGAGCGGTGCGGGGGCGCCTGCGCCGCATTTGACCCTGCTGTGGAGGAAGGCGAATGGATCTGACGGAAATCACCGCGGTGCCAGAGGCGGTTCTGCCGGTTGCGGCGTTTCGGGGCCACCTGCGGCTGGGCACTGGGTTCGCCGATGACGCCAGCAACGATGCGGCGCTGGCGCAGTATCTGCGCGCCGCGATCGCGGTGGTCGAGGGGCGCACCGGCAAGGCGCTTTTGGCGCGCGGCTTCCGGCTGGTGCTGCCGTGCTGGCGCTGGCCGGATGCGCAGGTCTTGCCGATCGCCCCGGTCGCCGCGGTGGATGCGATCACCGTGCGCGATGCCACCGGCACGGCATCCGAGATTGCGGCCGCGCGCTGGCGACTGGAGCGCGACCGCCACAGGCCCCGGATCGTGGCGACCGGCGCGCTGTTGCCGGCGGTGCCGGCGGGCGGGCAGGTCGAGGTGGCGTTCACCGCCGGTTTCGGCCCGGACTGGTCGGATGTTCCCGACGACCTGGCGCAGGCGGTGTTCCTGCTGGCCGCGCAGTATCACGAGGGGCGCACCGGCGCTGGCGACGAGGTGCCGGTCTCGGTCGCCGCGTTAACGGCCGGCTGGCAACCGATGCGGCTGTCGGCGGGGCGGCAGGCATGAGCCGTTATCGGTTGATGCGCCCCATGACATTGGAAGAGGCGCAGACGATCCCCGATGGCGCGGGCGGATATACGCTGGACTGGCAGATGCTGGGCACCCTTTGGGTCGAGATGCGGCCCGGCGCGGGGCGCGAGCGGCGCGGGGCGATCGCGCCCGAGGGCACGATGCTGTTTCGCATCTTTCTGCGCGCAGCGCCCCAGGGCAGCCATCAGCGCCCGCGCCCCGATCAGCGACTGCGCGAAGGGGCGCGCGTGTTCACGATCCTGGCGGTGAGCGAGGCCGATGCGGCGGGGGCATATCTGATCTGCCATGCCCGCGAGGAGGTTCCGGCATGAGCTATACCAGTGGGGCCGCGCTGCAGGCGGCGGTGTTCGATCTGTTGTCGGGCGATGCAGCGCTTGGCGCGCTGCTCGACGGCGGAATTCACGATGCGCCGGTGCCGGGGACGCCTTCGGGCAGCCATGTGTTTCTGGGGCCAGAGGATGTGATCGACCGGTCCGATGCCTCGGGTCCGGGGTCCGAGCACCGTTTCACGGTGTCGATCGTCAGCGATGCGCCCGGTTTCCGGCGCGCCAAGGAGATCGCGGCGCGGATCGGCGCGATCCTGCCCGAGGCCCCGCTGGCGTTGTCCGAGGGGAGACTGGTCGGGCTGTGGTTTGACCGGGCGCAGGCACGCCGGATCGAGGGCGGCGCGGTGCGCCGGATTGATCTGCGTTTTCGGGCCCGAATCGAGGGCTAGGCGGCGCGGAGTCGCCACAGGTTTCAGACGACAGGAGAAGAGGGCATGGCAGTGCAGAGCGGCAAGGATCTGCTGGTCAAGATGGACATGACCGGTGACGGACAGTTCGAGACCATCGCGGGGCTTCGTGCCACGCGGATCAGCTTCAACGCGGAAACGGTCGATGTGACCAATCTGGACAGTCAGGGCGGCTGGCGCGAGCTGCTGGCCGGGGCGGGGGTAAAAACGGCCGCGATCTCGGGGTCCGGGGTCTTTCGCGATGCCGCGACCGATGAGCGCGCGCGGGCGATCTTCTTCAACGGCGAGATTCCGCAGTTTCAGGTCATCATACCGCATTTCGGAACGGTGGAAGGGCCGTTCCAGATCACCGGTGTCGAATATGCCGGCTCGCACAATGGCGAGGCGAGTTATGAGCTGTCACTGGCCTCGGCCGGGATGCTGGTCTTTGTGCCGATGACCGAAGGAGCTGGCGAGCCGGTCGATTACCTGGGCGATCCCGAGGGGGGCGCATGATGGCCAATCCCTTTGCCGGGGAGGTCGCACTGGTGATCGACGGCGAGCGCCGCGTTCTGAAGTTGACGCTGGGGGCGCTGGCCGAGCTTGAGACCGCGCTGGAGGCCGACAGCCTGTTTGCGCTGGTCGAGCGGTTCGAGAACGGGCGCTTTTCGACCCGCGACGTGCTGGCGCTGATTCTGGCCGGGCTGCGCGGCGGTGGCTGGGCCGGCGCGCCGGTGGATCTGGTCAGCGCCGAGATCGAGGGCGGGCCGGTTGCGGCCGCGCAGGCGGCGGCGCACCTGCTGGGCCGCGCCTTTGCACTGCCTGATGGCGGCGGATGAGCGCGGGGATGCCGGCGCTGGACTGGCCAGGACTGATGCGGGCGGGGCTGCACGGTCTGGGCCTGACCCCGGCCGAATTCTGGGCGCTGACGCCAGTAGAGCTGATGATCATGCTGGGGCGCGAGAACGTCGCCCCGGCCTTTGACCGGGCGCGGTTGGACCGGCTGATGCGGCGCTATCCCGACCGCCCCGATATGGCCAGGAAGAGAGCAAGCGATGACGAGTCTGGACGATCTGAACACGCAACTGGCGCAATTGGAATCCCGGCTGGGCCTGACCACGGACATGATCACGGCCTTCGATTCCGAACTCGGCGCGATGGGGCGCAGCCTGGTCTTTACCGGCCGCGAGGTTGATGCGCTGTCGCGCTCGATGGGGTCGGGGTTGCGGCGCGCGTTCGACGGCGTCGTGTTCGACGGGATGCGGCTGTCGGATGCGATGCGCCAGGTCGGACGCTCGATCAGCGATGCGATCTATGGCACCGCGATGCGCCCCTTTCAGGGCGCGGTCGGCGGGGCGCTGGCCTCGCTGATCGGGGGGGCGCTGCCGGGCATCCTGCCGTTTGCCAATGGCGCGGGCTTCGCCCAGGGGCGGGTGCTGCCCTTTGCACAGGGCGGCGTGGTTTCGGGGCCCACGACCTTTGCGATGCGGGGCGGGCTGGGCCTGATGGGCGAAGCCGGTCCAGAGGCGATCATGCCGTTGGCACGCGGGCCCGACGGGCGGCTGGGCGTGCGCGCGGCGCAGGCCTCGGGGCGGCCGGTTTCGGTGGTGTTCAACATCACGACCCCGGACGTGGCCGGATTTCAGCGCAGCCAGAGCCAGATTGCCGCGCAGATGCGCCGGCTTCTGGCCAGAGGCCATGAGAACGGGTGAGCGAATGGCATTTCACGAAACACGATTTCCCGCCAACCTGAGTTTTGGTTCGCTGGGTGGCCCCGAGCGGCGCACCGAGATCGTCGCGCTGGCCAATGGCCATGAAGAGCGCAACACCCCCTGGGCGCAGTCGCGCCGACGCTATGATGCCGGGCTGGGCCTGCGCTCGCTGGACGATGTCGAACGGCTGATCGCGTTCTTCGAGGCGCGACAGGGCATGTTGCATGGGTTTCGTTGGAAGGATTGGGCCGATTTCAAGTCCTGCCCGGCCTCGCGCGCGGTGTCGGCGCTGGATCAGCCGCTGGGTCGCGGCGACGGCCGGACGCGGGTGTTTCGTCTGATCAAGACCTATCGCTCGGGTGCGAATGCGACCGCCCGTGAGATCGCCAAGCCCGTGGCCGGTACGGTGCGCATCGCGGTGGGTGGCGTGTCGCAGCCCGAGGGCAAGGCGTGGCAGGTCGATACGACCGATGGGCGGATCACCTTTGCCGATCCGCCGGCGGCCGCAGCCGATGTCACGGCCGGGTACGAGTTCGATGTGCCCGTGCGCTTCGACACCGATCTGATCCAGGTGTCGGTCGCCAGCTTTCAGGCAGGCGATGTGCCCAGGGTTCCGGTGGTCGAGGTGCGCCAATGACCGACGTGACCACGACGCGCGCCCGTGCCTGGGCACTGCGACGCGCAGACGGCGCGGTGATGGGCTTTACCGATCATGACCGCGATCTGGAATTCGAAGGTATCGCCTTTCGGGCGCGGACCGGGATGACCGCGCGCGCGCTGGTGCAGGCGACGGGCCTGTCGGTGGACAATACCGAAGCCGCCGGCGCGCTGAGCGATGACGGGCTGAGCGAAGCCGACATCCTGGCCGGGCGCTATGACGGGGCTGCGTTGACGATCTGGGAGGTTGACTGGACCGACCCGGACGCGCGCCGGATCCTGTTTCGCGGAACATTGGGCGAGGTCACCCGCGCAGGCGGCGCCTTTCGGGCCGAGCTGCACGGGCTGAGCGCGCCTTTGGGTCAAGGCGGCGGTCGTGTCTTTGGCGCGGTCTGCCCCGCCGTTCTGGGCGGGGACGGATGCGGCTTTGATACGGGGCAGCCGGGCTTTTCCGTCGAGGCCGACTTGCTGGAGGTGGATGAGGGCGGCGCCGTGCTGGACGTGCCCGCGTTGCCGGCCTTCGAGGCGGGTTGGTTCGATCACGGCACGGCGCGATTTCTGGACGGACCCGCTGCCGGATCGGGCGGGTTCGTCCGGCGCGAGTGGCTTGAGGCGGGTCACCGGCGGCTGGCGCTTTGGGCCGCACCTGCCATGGCGCCCGAGCCGGGCAACCGGCTGCGGCTGGAGGCCGGTTGCGACAAGCGGTTTGAAACCTGCCGCCTGAAGTTCGACAACGTGCTGAATTTTCAGGGCTTTCCACATATCCCCGGCGAGGATTGGTCGCTGGCCGTGCCACGCGGCGATGGCCGTGACGATGGCGGGCGCAGAGAATGAGGCCCGACGATGCCAGCGACCTTGTCGCGCTTGCGCGGGGCTGGATCGGCACGCCCTATCGGCATCAGGCCTCGGTGCGCGGCGCCGGCTGCGACTGCCTTGGCCTGATCCGTGGCCTGTGGCGCGACTGGCACGGGGCCGAGCCCGAGACGCCGCCACCCTATGGTGCCGATTGGTCGGAAACGGGTGCGGGCGAGAGCCTGTGGCAGGCGCTTGAGCGGCACATGCGCCCGGTTCCCGGCCGGGCGCCGTGGCAGGTGGGGCAGGTGTTGCTGTTTCGCATGCGTCAGCGACGCATGGCCAAGCATCTGGGGCTGTTGTCGCGGTTGGGTCCGGACGGGGCAATCGCGGGCGCGGCGTTCATCCATGCGTATGACCGCCACGGCGTGATCGAAAGCCCGTTGGGCCTGCCCTGGGCGCGCCGGATCGTGGCGCGGTTCGAGATGATCTGA